TTCTCCGATATAACACTCCATAAGATCATTACATGAGATATATGAGAACATATCAAGTTTAATTGTCTGCACTAATTTCCATAAACGAAGTACATTTACATCTATTTCATTATCATAGGCAAGTGCATCTAATGTTATATCATCCATCTCAATATCTGCACGAATACAAGCATTTAAATGCCTCTTAATTCTCTTGACTTGTTTATCATTAGGGAACTCGCATAATGTTGACATTTGCCTAGCAAATTTGCATAGGTTATATATATCATCCCTTTGCTCATCTAGTGTTACAAATGGTCTAACAAATAGAACATTATCATCACTTTTTACGTTAAGAATTGCATCATTATCTACAACTGCATTTCGTAAATCGTCCTCCGCAGTATATACTGTATGAGGTGCAATAATTATATTATTTGTTACTACTTCATCGAAATAATAGGTAATAGTATTAGGTTGATACGCAATATTACCACCAACACCCATAAAATCACCCTGATAAATCTTATCAGTTCTAGGAAGATTATCCCAACATAGATGTAATATATGTGCTACATTTCCCTCATGATTCTTATCAATATCCTCATGCGATTCATTGATCTTAATTAACTTTTTGTTGAACACAGATTTAGTGCCTACAAAGAAGTTTCCAGACGCAGGATTGCAACCCCAAACTATTGCTGGCGCACCATCAATCTTAGCAGAGATCTTACCATTGGCAGTAAACCAATTAAGTACAGTTAAATCACCATTAAGGATAGAATCTTCGGGATGTTCAATATGCGTGTTTTTGGTCATAGTTTTCATCATATACAATAGGGACACTTTAAACGACCCCCCTTATTATTCATTATGGCATAAAAAAATGCCCTTTCGGGCATTTAGTGGTCAGTTATCTAAGTGATACACTCTCAGGAACTTTTACATCGAGATTATGTAGGATGTTTACTACAAATGCTTCAAGATAAATGAGAGGTAGTATAACAAAGTCAAGTCCTCTTAATTTAGTTAATTGAGAGAAATTAGGAAGAGATTTGGACTCTTGATTAACTTCTGGTTTCTCAATTTGTGGGGTTGATGTTACTTCTGTCACTTTACTTACCTTAGTTGGTGTAACTTTATTTACACGTTTTGGGGCAGTTGTTGTAACTTTCTTAACACTTGCCCTCGGAGTTGACTTTTTAATGGGTGCTGATGCAGTTTTAGCAGTTTTGGTTGCTGATGTGCGTCTGCGAGTTGCCATGTAGTCAAAAAATAAACAATAGAGTGAGAAGCAACCTAATTTGGCAAATTAGATTTCAACCTTCGAGTCAAAAGAACTGCTTCTTTTAACGGTCTGCCTTGCAGTAATGCAACCAAGTTTGGCAATCTTGGGTTCAACCTGACGGTCTGCCTTGCCCCTCACTATAAGGACACTTTAAACGACCCCCCCTTGTTATAAGAAATCTTCTAATGTACCTCTTCTTTCTCCTACTCTTTTGTCTATTAGTTTACCATAATCCTCATGCAATTCGCACCCTATGTAATACCTTCCCAATGATTTTGCTACCATTGCAGTTGTACCACTACCCATAAATGGGTCAAGAATTATATCATTTTTCTCACTACCTGCTAATATACAAGGTTCAATCAATTCTGGTGGATAAGTAGCAAAATGTGCGCCTTTATATGGTTTCTTAGTTATAGTCCACACACTACGTTTATTCTTCTTTGAATATGATTTAGTGAGTCCAGAATGAGGTTGTAAACCTGTACCTTCATTATGATATTTGCCTTTGGATCTATCACGAGTACCCCAATCTTTTGCTGGTTCTTTGATACTTTCATTGTCATAATAGTACTTCTTGTTTTTACTTAATAAGAAGATGTATTCATGTGATTTAGTACATCTATCTCTCACACTTTCAGGCATTGGATTACCTTTACTCCATATAATATCTTGTCTTAAATACCATCCATCTGCTCTTAATGCAAATGCTAACATCCAAGGTATTCCAATTAAATCTTTTTCTTTTAATCCTTTTAATTTATTACCTCGTCTTGCACATTTGTCTGGTAAATCTTGTTTAGTCTTTGATACAGTTTGTTTAACTAATCCTTGTCCTTTTCCAGGTCTATAGTTATAATAACTATCACCAATATTCAACCATAATGTTCCATCTTCTGTTAGATTATTTCTTACCTCTCGGAATACTTCTACTAATTTTTGAATATACTCTTCTGGAGATTCTTCTTGTCCTATCTGATAATCCTCCCCTCCATAGTTTCTTAAACCATAATAAGGTGGAGATGTGATGCAACACCTTGCTTTTTCATCGAATTGTTTAAGTGTTTGGAGACAATCTCCAAATAAAATTGTATCTCTCATTTAGTTTGTTCCGATACTATTGCTTTTAACTTACCATCTTCAATAGTAATGTTTATTTGATGTTGTAAATCATTATCAGTATTCATAAGTCTAATATCTATTGCAGCACCCTTCCCATAACATTGCATGAATACCTTATTGCACTTTACTTCCCATCTCTCTGGACTCTCAGCATGTTTATACACTGGATTTGAGTGCTTATCCTCATATCCCTTTACCCACGGTGTATTATCATTTAAGTTTAACCAATTTTTCATGTTGCCCTCCATGCCACATAGCATATAAAACCTAATCCTAATAGTATCATAAAAGGAATAGGAAAGAATGGTAATACTATCATAGCATGAAGTACTTGTAGTATTACTATACCATAGAATATCCACATTATCCACATGCCAATCTTATTGTGTCGGGAACCTCTCTTGTATGGATGGCATCCAGTTGGTCCACTGTCCCACCCATCTTGCATGTATTCTTTTGTAGGAATTTCTCTGCTCATTTTCTTACCACCGTAATTGCTGGTTCACCTTTATTAAAGACTGTATCCACAACTGCCTGTACTTTTCTAGCAGTAGAGATGCCAACCTTAGAATATACTGGTACTGATATTAACCCATAAGTCTTATCTTTGCAACCCTTACGGATTACTCTGCCTATTGTTTGACTGATACCAATGTAATCCATAGAACGCAAGAATAGAACTGCCTCAAGTCCATTTACATTGATACCCTCAGATAGGATGCTATGATGTAGAACTACAAACTTAGTGTAATCATCCTTACCCCATGTATTCAATATCTCAAAGAACTTATCTCTACTAACTTTCTTACCATTGATAACTGCACCAGTCTTAGCAGTAATATACATCCAGTTATAACCACGCTCTCTCAACTGAACACAGAAGTCAGTCTGTGATACTAAGTTTGTGATCTGCTTAGTTGACTTAGCACAGATAAGAACCTTGTCTTTCTCTAAGTTATCAATAGAATCAATCATCTGCTCACAATCAACATCAGCAACTAACTCATGCTTGTTAAGTAAACGTGACTCATATACTTCTACTTTAGGTGGTAAAATATAACCTTGCTTGACTAACTCAGGAGCTGGAACCTGACATATAACATTACCATATACTCCAGTATCATTCATTCCTGCCTTGAAAGGAGTAAGACTATGCTTAGGAGTAGCAGTGAAGAAAAAACTCCTGTCAGCAACCAAAGTTGCAAGATGTTCCACAGCAGGGAAAAAGTTTCGTTGTACACTATTATGTGCCTCATCAAAATAAACTACATCAATTACAATATCGCTCTCTTGTACTCTGTGTAATGAATGATATGTTGTAAAGATAATCTGATTTGCATTAGACTCATAGCATAAGAAGTTATGGTATCTAATATCAGAAACTTTAGTTGAAGAGAAATGCTCTGTTTCACCACTGTGAACGTGCATTACTCTTACATCATTGAACTCTCCTGTTTCCAAGAACTCAGAAGATAATTGCTCTGCTAACAGGATACGTGGAGCAACCACGACAATGGTTGCAATCTCTTGTGTACGGAATACTCTCTTAGCATCCTCTATCATACACATGGTTTTACCACCACCTGTAGGAACAATGATTTGCCCCTTAGAATGGTTTGCCATAGCATCCAGAGCATCAGTTTGGTGTGGACGTAATGGCATTAATGAATTTCAACTGAACATATTATAGCATAAAAAAACCCCTGTTAAGGGGTTTTGTGACAGTTTCGCTACTGGTTGTCT